AACAACTAGCTAACCGACCAGCCTTAGCTGGTTCGGTTCAGCGGCAGTTCTGCTTTTGCTGGTTGCTGACTGGAACCTCAAGGGTATTGTGAGGGGATACAATTACGACCATGAGCGCATCACCGTCAATTTTAGATACATGTGCAGAATCATGTGTGGCATCACACGCTGAGTCTGGACTCACGATTGAGGGACTACGCAAGGCGATGGAAATACTCAAGACAGCCGCGCCGCCAGTACCTCCATCGCCGACGTATTACCGATCACGATTCCTCACTGAGCAGTTCCGATTCCCACGCACCAAAAAGCGCCGCATCCGCAAGAAGTGGGCACTCAGGCCGGAGAATTACAGGCCGATGGAATCCGCCGTCTGCTTTCAGGCGACGAACGCATTTTGGGTTCACCCTGACAGCCAATTCTATCAGAAGCTGATCGCTTGCGGAGCGGTATTCAGCCGATAACCACCATGCCAGCACTGAAAAACCCCAAGCATGAGGCGTTCGCGCAGGCCGTGGCTTTGAACATGCCAGCTAGTCAGGCTTATGCCGAGTATGTGAGTGGTGGGAAGTGCTCTGAAAGGACAGCAGAAGTAAACGGCAGCAGTTTAGCCTTGGGTACTGAGGTGGCACTGAGGATTACAGAACTGCGGGAAAGGGTTGGAAAAGCCGCTGATAAAAAGTTCGACATGACCAAGGAGGCTTGGCTTGAAGAACTCCGCGAGATTGCAACAGAGGCGCGGATGGCAGAGGACTTTTCAGCCGCTACTGGCGCGCTTTCGCAAATTGGCAAGGCTGCGTCCTTCTACGATCCCGAGAAACACACAATGGAGGTAAACATCATCATCGGTGGCAACGCAGAAGGTAACGATTGAGATACGACCTCGCGCTCAGTTTCGGGCATTCCTCGAATCCGTGAAGCGCTGGCTTGTTCTCGTCGCGCATCGACGGGCAGGCAAAACCGTGGCTGTGGTGCAAAAGCTGATCAAGTGCGCGCTGACTCACAAGCGGCCCGGCCCTCCACTGCGGTACGGCTACATCGCACCGACGCGAGATCAGGCCAAAGACATCGCTTGGGCCTACCTCAAAGACTACGCGAGCAAGATTCCAGGCAGCGAGGTGAACGAATCGGAACTGAGAATTACCTTTCTGAACAAGGCACAAATCCGGCTCTACTCCGGCGAGAACTATGAGCGAATGCGCGGCCTGTACTTCGATGGCGTCGTGAGTGATGAAGATGCCGACATTCCCGCGCAGGCCTTTGATTATGTCATCCTGCCTTGTCTGCTCGATTACACCGGTTGGCACTGTCGGATTGGCACGCCCAAAGGAAAGAATGCCTTCTACAAGGCCTTCTGCGCGGCTCAGTCCGATGATGACAGCTACGCGCTGATGCTGCGCGCCTCGGAGTCTGGCATCCTGTCACCGGAGGCACTGGCAACGATGAAAGCCAAGCTCTCCGCTGACTCCTTCGCGCAGGAAATGGAGTGTGATTTCAACATTGGCAGGCCGGGCGCGATCTACGCCAATCTGATCGAGCAGGCATACGCAGAGGGCAGGATCGTGGATTGTCCGATTGCTGACACGTTGGTTCATACGTCCTGGGACTTGGGCGCACCGGCGAATACTACGGTCTGGTATTGGCAGGTTGTGGGCCGTGAGATCCGCGTGATTGACTGCGACATCGGATTCCTGCCAAACGTGGAGACAGCCGCGCAACGTGTGGCCTGGATGCTGCGAAAGGGCTACCACTACGGGAAACACTTCCTGCCACACGATGCCAAGCGGACAGAGAACAGCGGGGCCACGATGCACGGCGAACTCATGAAGGCAGGCCTTGAAAACGTCGTCGTGCTGCCTCGAACCGCTGACATCTGGACCGGAGTCAATGGCCTGAAAGGCTTGTTTCCCTCGCTCGTCTTCCGCAAGAAGCACACGGTGACGGGTATCGAAGCGCTCGAAGCGTATCACACGAAGGAGGTCGAGATCGGGAAGATCATCTCGAACGAGCCGGTTCACGATTGGTCAAGTCACGTTGCGGACGCTATTCGCTACATGGCCGAGGCGTTCCAAGCTGGCCTTGTGAAGCTGGCGACTCCGATGATTGACCGCATGTACGACGATGACGACAAGCCCAAGCGTCGAGGGCAGGCACAGTTTTCCTTTGTCGGGCGCTAAGATTTGGTTTAAAGGTTCCAGTCAGCACCGCTTCGGCGGAGTTTAGCGAAAGCCACCTTAAAGACTCTCTCCCATGACCATTGACTTTGACGGACCATACTTTGAACCGGGCTTGATTGGTCCGAACGGCAGGCTTTCACGGCTTCACAAAGGAGCATCCAAACCTCCACCACCTGCGCCAACTCCTGCGCCTGTGCGTGTGGAAGCTGAGCCAGAAGCGGAAGCAGCACGGAAAGCAGGTCGGCGCAACGGCTTGGCTGATACCATCCTGGCCGGCTCGTTCTCGACTCCCACTCTCGGCAGAAAGACGCAGCTCGGCGCAAGCTCCATGACGGGAGGTTCAAGCTATGGAGGCGAAAGCTGAACCAACGCCACCGGCCAACTCGATCAGGGGCGCTGAACTACTGCGTCGCTGGCAGGGCATGAGTACGGAGCTATCCGTATGGAAACCTCAATGGCAGGAGATCGCAGACTTGATGATGCCGCGAAAGGCTGGCATCTCGACTACTTACGAGACGCCATCCAGTTCCAAGGAGGCGCTTCTCTTCGACACAACGGCAGGCGATGCGGCAATGACGATGGCGGGCGGCTTGATGTCGTGGACTTCGCCAGCGAATGAGGCGTGGTTCAACTACAAGCCCATCTTCGAGCTTCGCAACTCTGACAAGGTGAAACAGTGGCTCGCGTCCTGTTCTGAGCGCATCCGTGAACTGCTCGCCAACTCGAATTTCTACACGGAAATACATGAGGATCTTCTCACGCATTGCACATTCGGAACGTCGGCCATGTTCATTGGCATGGATGACGGGCAATTCCGCTTTGAGTCGCTTCCCCTTGGCTCGTTCGCCATCGAAGAGGACGGCTTTGGGCGCGTGAATACCCTTTTTCGTGAGATGGACCTCACAGCCAAACAGGCCGCTGATTTGTTTGGTGATGACAGCCTGCCGAAAGATGTTCGCGACTGCCTCAAAGACGAGAAGAAAGCGCAGACAAAGCACAAGTTCATCCATGCTGTCTACCCTCGGCCAGAGTCTGAACGGCCAGAAGGCGCGGGCCGTAATGCTTCCTGGGGCAAGGCGTTCGCTTCCTGCTACGTCGAATGCAAATCCAAGCAGGTCGTGAAGGAGTCGGGCTATGACTCGTTCCCTTTTGCGGTGGGTCGTTATCTCAAATGGTCTGCGCTTTCGAGTAAGTCACCGTATGGCTATGGCCCAGGATTCGCGGCATTGGCAGACACGCGGCAGGTTAATTTCCTGCAAATGATGCTGGATTGCGCGGCTGAGAAGATCGTGCGGCCTTCGATGCTGGCACCGGAAGAGTTGGAGGGTGAACTGATCCTCTCCGCAGGTGGCATCACTTACATGCCGACAGGAGTCGGCCAGGATCGCTGGCCGAAACCGATTGCACAGGTTGGAGACTACAACGTGGCAGTGGATCGCGTGAAGATGCGCCAAGATGCGGTGAACGCGAAGTTCCACGCTGAGCTTTTCCGCATGTTCGCGACACTTGACCGCCAGATGACGGCGCGAGAAGTGGCAGAACGAGCGGCTGAAAAGATCGTGCTCATCTCTCCCGCGTTCTCTCGTCTGCAAACCGAGAAGCACAATCCAATCCTGCAACGACTCTTTTCCCTGGCGATGGAGGCCGGATTGCTTGAACCGCCACCGGAAGAGGCCATCATTCCTGTGTCGCAGTTCATGGGCGTCGTGCCAGATCCTGCACTCAGCTACTCGTCACGGCTCGCTCTCGCTCTTGATCAGCTCGGCATGAGTGGCTTTGAGCGTCAGCTTGAAACTGATCTGGTCATTTCGGCCACACGTCCCGACATCCTCGACAACTACGACTTTGACCGCATCACACGTGACCGTGCGCGCTCCAACGGGATGCCTGCCGCGTGGATGCTCGATGAGGAATCGGTCATGCAGGCGCGCCAAGCCCGCGCTCAAGCAGCACAGGCACAGCAAGCAGCGATGATGCTGGAACAAGGCTCCAAGGCGGTGAAGAACCTCGGCGGAGTGGAGCAAACCCAAAAAGCAATGGAGGCCATGTCATGAGCGCACCAACAAAAGACCTCTGCGTATTAAACTTCGATGAAAAGTCGAATCTTCCACTCGTTCAACGCCGAGTCTTGAACGCTTTCCGTGAGGGAATCTACTGCTTCAAGTTTGTCCTGAGATTCAAGACGGGGGATCACAAAAGCCGCACCTTCGTGGACCGGGTCGCGCTGCCTGCTGATGCTGATGAGGAATGCGCGCTCGAGATGGCATCCTTTCAGTTCGGGCGATTCCTGAACACTGTCGGGCAGCTGGCAGCGAAACGATTGTGATAACGCCAAGCAACAACCACACGACCAAATGACCGCATCCGAAATCGAAGCGCACCGGAAGAACCGCGAGGCCGAAGTAAAAGCAGCCTGGGAGGCGCTGGCCTTGAATCCATCATTCAAGACCGTGTGGGAGAAGGATCTGCAATCGAAGTTTAATCCCCTGCGCGCATCCTTCCGAGCGGATGACGGCTACAACACGCACGCCGCTGCTCTCCGCGATGGTGAAAAGAACGTCATTGCCCACATCGCCAAGCGTCTAGCTCTGGGTGTGGCGATGCTCGATGAAGAGGACATTTGCAAGCCAGTCGAAGCACAGGCAGAATTTCAGGGCATGAAGCCTTGAGCAACCACGAAACCAACAACATGAACATCGAAATCAGAGACGGCCACGTCTTTAAAGATGGCGAGGCAATCGGCACGCTCGACGTGTCCACCGTGACACTGAGCAAGAACATCGGCCCCACGGTTAAAGCGGCCATCAAGCGCGAGACAGGCGACGACTCGATTAAGTTCGAGATTGCTGTGGACGAACCAGAAACGGCCACAACCACAACGGCTACAACTGCGAATTGGCAGGCTATGCCGAGTCATTCTGTGGGTGATGTCTTCACCACTGCTACAGGCGCTGTGCAAGTCACCGAAGCGACAGCCGCGCCCATGTCTGACGCTGAACTGCTCGCCGAGCTGCAGAAGCGCGGACTGGCTCCAAAGCCTGAAAAAACAGGCATTCCAGAGGAACCGCAGTTCAACGCCCGAATCCTAAACAAGCAGGAGATCGTTGCCAAGCTCTCGGCCATCGAAGCGCCTCCCGCAACTCTGCCAGACATGGGCGACAAAACTCCGGCCTTTGTCGATTGGGCACGTCGTCACGCAACGCCGGAAGAGTTCGCCATTCTCTACCCTGCGCACCGCAAACAGCCATCCTTGGCCGAACGTGATGCAGGCGAAGAGGTCCGCATTGCCAAACTGCAAAAGCTGCCATCCGAAACCACCGACAAGAAAGGAGACGCTGAGTAATGAAACCACGATTCCTTTTCTCTCCTGATGGTGGCGATGGTGGTGGCGGAGGTGATGGCACGCTGCTTTCTGGTGGCGATCCTGCTCCAACGCCTTCGCCAACTCCAAACCCGACGCCGACACCTGGCGCAGAGTGGGATTTCCGCTCGGCTCTCGATGATAAGGGCGCATTCAAACAAGGCTGGGTGGACACGCTGCCACCTGACCTCAAAGACTACGCTTCGACGCTCGGCAAGTACCCGAACGTGGCTGAACTCCTGCGCGGTCATGGCAACGCTCAGAAGCTCATCGGGCAGAAGGGCGCGCAAGGCATCAAGCCTCCCGGTCCTGACGCCAAGCCCGAAGAGATCGCGGCCTTCCGTAAAGCTCTCGGCGTTCCTGACGACGTGGCGGGCTACGACATCAAGAAACCCGAGAATCTGCCGGAAGGCGTCGAGTGGAATGATGAGGATGTGAACGGCTTCAAGAAGTTGGCGCACGACATTGGGCTTACGCCTGCACAGGCCGCAAAACTCGTAGAGTATGACACAGCGCGCATGGGCGCAAAGGCAGTCAAAGGCAAGGAGGGGCTGGACGCTTTTGTTGCCGGTCAGCGCGACGCATTAACAAAAGAGTGGGGCGACGGGTATGATTCAAAGATTCAAGCGGCGAAACTTTTTGCCCAAGAAGCCAGTGATTATCTGAAAGTTGACTTGTTAAAGTCAGGCTATGCAAACGACGCGACATTCATACGACTCGCTGAGTATGCCTATCAGTGCAGCAAAGACGCGAGGAAGGAAGACAAGTTCGTTGCCTCCAACAAAGTCGGGCTTGGATTGACTGGCGCGGATCAGGCGGAGGACATCCGCAGGAATCCAGCGAATCCGTGGCATGCGGCCTACAATGGCAAGGAAGGCAAAGAGCGGCAGGCACAGGCGCAGGCACTCATGATGCGCTTGAATGGCGTCAAAGATGCGACAGTGTAGCCACAGGAAGGGCACGGCTTTAATGAGGCCCGCCATGCAAGAGGCTTAGCCTGTTATCGTCCAAGCGGCATCTCGAAGGGGGTGCCGCTTTTTTCTTGTTGACGAATCGGGTTCCAGTCAGCACAATAGTCGCGAGTCAAAGCAGCCGCTCAACGAGCGACACCTGCCGCAACCCGTTACAAGCGGCCTGCCAAGCAGACACCCGCGAGAAACAAGGGATTCAACTCCTGACAAGTCCCGACTCGGACAAGTCGCAATTCTCGCAATTTTATGGCTGAACTCACCACATTCTTTGAAAAGGAAGTAGCTACCAACTGGGAAATGAAGGCCCAGCAAACCGACTCTCGCCTCGGCGCTGCCGTCACCTCTGACAGCTTCAGCGGCAAGCGGAAGCAATACAATCAGCTCGACATCGGCACGATGACCGAGATTACCACCCGCAAGGGCGACACGCCAGACGGCGACAGCACCGGAAACAAGTACTGGATCTACCGTCGCCGCTTCGAGTTCGTCAAAACCTGGGACGAAGACGACGAGATCAATCTCGGCCAGATCGCCCTCCCTGACTCCGACGAAGTGATGAGTCTCCAGGCTGCGAGCAATCGCACGAAGGATTCTGTCATCATCTCCGCCTTTGATGCTACTCGCTACATCGGCGAAGATGGCACCACGACCGATGCGTTCGACTCTGCTTTCAGCATTGCCGTCGATTACGTCGCTTCTGGCTCGACTGCGAATAGCGGTCTGACGGTGGCGAAGATCCTCCAGGCGAAACAGAAGCTCGATGAGGCTGAAGTTGACGACGGAGATCGCTACTTCGCGACATCCGCTCAGCAGCTCCAAGACATGCTTCTGATCACTCAAATCACATCGAGCGATTATGTGAATGTGAAGGCTCTCGCCACTGGCGCGGTTGACATGTTCGCTGGCTTCAAGTTCATCCGCACCGAGCGCTTGAGTCTGAACGCCTCGACCGATGTTCGCACCTGCTTTGCGTGGCACAAGTCGGGCATCAAGTTCGCTGAGATCGGCAGGACTGTTCATATCGATCTCCTGCCCGGTCGTCGTCACGCCAAGCAACTGCGCGGTGTCTATCGCGCTGGCGCTGTCCGCACTGAAAACAACCGCGTCGTCCGCATCTACGCAGACGAAAGCCCATAATCTGAACTGAACGGGGCGGTGTAACAGCCGCCCCTTTCTCAACCCAAACTCTGACTCTCTACTCTTATGGCTAACGTCTTCACTTCCTTTGCAACTTCGCAAAACAGCGCTTCCACCGACTCTTCGGCAGCGCCAAACCTCAAGCAGTCGGGCGGTAATCTTCACTTCCTGCAAGTGGCGAAAACCGGCTACACCGCCGCTACCGCTGACCCGCTCTACCTGTGCCGCCTTCCTAAAGGTGCGCGCCTCATTCCGCAGCTCTGCTCTGTGGACTACGGCGATCCTGGCGACGCCTGCACCGGCTCCATTGGCTACTTCACGACCGCTGACACTCCCGTTGTCGTGGACGTGGACGCTTTCGGAACGGCTCTGGCTCTCGGCTCTGCCGCTGGCCGCAAAGCCTTCTCTGAGGCTGGCACGATTGGCGTGGACTTCCTGACTCCGGTCACGTTCACAACCGACGTCTGGATTGTCGTCACTTGGACGACTGTCACCTCTGGCGTGTCCCACACACAAAACTGGAACATCGCCTACACTCTCGGCTGATAACTGGGAATCGCTTGGTCGCGATGGTTGTTGCATAGCTGACCCGGCTCGGAGTGATTCGAGCCGGGTCTTTCCTTTGAAAGCCCATGACTGAAACTGAAATTGCATCTCTCGCTGTCTCTCTGATCGGCGGGAAGTCGCTGACTGCGCTGGATACAGACAACACGCCACAAGCGGTATCATGCCGGAAGTGGTTCGATCCTGCGCGTGACGAGGCTTTGGCTTCTCATCCGTGGAACTTCGCGGCGAAGCGGTCACGTCACACGCTGACTTGGACGGACTTCTCAGGCGTAGCTCTGACCGATGCCGGCGCGAGCGATGAAATCCGCGCAGGAGTAACAGCACACGGACTGACAACAGGCCAGCGCATCCATGTTCAAGGCGTGGAAGGCGTGACGAATGCAAACGGGACATGGTATGTGACGCGAATCAACGATGATGTCTTTGATCTCGATGACTCGGTATTTAGTGGCACGCACACAAGCGGCACCGGTGAATGGATTCTCGCGCCTCTCTTCGGCTGGGATTATCGCCACTTGCTGCCCACTGACTGCCTGCGTGTCGTGAACGTGAACGGCTTCGAGGCGAATGAAAACGACTCCGTTCCGTATGCTGTCGAGGCTGGATACCTGCTCTGTAACGAAGCCGAAGTGACGCTGCGTTACGTTTACAAGAACGAGACGACGACCACTTGGAGCCAGTACTTTATCAACTCGTTCGCTCTTCTGCTCGCCTCCTACATCGCGCAGGATCTCACCGGGCCAAGCGGCAAAGCGGCAGAACTCCGCCAACGCTTTGAGCAGTCCATCGGCCCAAAGGCCAAGACTCAGGACTCACGGCAGGGTAAGGGGCGCGTGATTGATCCTGACTACGATTCCCGCGTTGTTCGTGCGCGCCGTGGCTATTCGCTATGAACACACTCCACGCTAATTTCAACGGGGGGCTGATGTCTCC